CTTGGTTTTATCTCGATCTCTTGCCCTTGGACCCGACGCTTCTGTCTCAATTGACCTGGAAGGTCAACATCTGCTACCACGTCGTCATCGCTCCATCCAAGCCTTCGCATGGCGTCTGAAACGGCAATGAAAGATTGTACCACGTCTTGATGCGGGAACAACTTGACGAGAATCTTTCTGCCTTCAACAGACGTAGCTGCGTACCCCAACAATCGGACGAGGAACTCAGCTGGTTCACGCTTCCTATGCCGTTCAGGATAAACCATTCTTTGAATGAGTTCAAATTCTGGACGGTGTGGTTGGCTGTGAACCCACCAATGGCCCAAGAAGTGCGTACGATTGTCATCGAACTTCTTGGTTTCGGCAGACTTGTCAGTGATCGTTGACTTCTCAACGCTCAAGACAAACCCCAGATCGCTTGCGGCTGAGGCCAAATCACTCAAGGCAATTCTAGCGTTTGAGCCCACTATGACGTCGTCACCCATCACCAGCACGCGGTCATGTGGAAGGCTATGTCCAGTAACCTTTTCCCACATGTATGACACAAGTATCAAGTTGACAATTGAGTCGATAATAGAGGTGAAAGCACTTCCACTAGGAACTCCTTTGTGTTTCTGATACACATGTCCGTCTGGAGCAATAATGCGCGAGTGGATAAAGTCGTTGACGTACCTTCTCCACACACCCAGCTCATCACTATTCAAATCGAGATGTGTCCGTGCCACGCGGAACGCATCATCGATCATCCTAGCAGGGACTGTTGAATCGAATTTCGAAAAGTCTAACGAGTAGACGTATCGGAACCGCGATTCGATTTCGCTGATGATTGCCCCTTGCTCATGTCCACGTAAACCCCAGACAAATGGCCTCCTGCGCGAAAGCGCAGCCATGACTTGTTTAGAGTAACGCGTCCCGACAATTGTCGTAGCAAGCGGAGCCATCCATACGAGCCTAGTTTTTGGACCAGCAGTCCCAGGCTGAACGCGACGGCCAAAAACATAGGGGTCAAATCCCCTTCCGTCACGAATAATCTTCGTAGCCAACCGTGCCCCGGAATCGAGGACCAATTTATTGCTACGAAAGAAAGGAGCCCCAGCGTAAGAGTCACGCAAAATGTGCGACTCCACAACTTCATCCACGCTGAGAGGGAGCTTCCCTCCCGTTTTAGTACCTGCACTGTCATACGTCGAACGAATGGCTCCCTGGTAGGCAGCGGTTTCGTAGGGTCGTGTTCCAGTTCCGGTTCTGCGTGGACTTGGTACTTCCAAAGTGGCCAGTACAGCTCCCCCGTCAAATGTGCCAGCGATGCCAGATACATGTCGAAGCCCGACATATCCTGGTTCACTTTCACCTGTCGACTTCCCGTTCGACTGGTGATCAGGTACTCGTTCTCGTCGAGTTCCTGTGGAGGCTGGAATTTGACGCTCGGTGCGTCGACACGAACATTCTCCTTTACCGTGAACTCCGGCTGTGAGAATTCCGTCTCCGGTAGTAGTGGTGATGGTTTCTGTGCCTGGTCGGGTTGAATGAAGAGGACATCCGTACGAGGAGATCCCTTTCTCCACCCATTGAGGGTCGGTGACACTCCGATTATCCCTTTCTGGCACTAGCCCAGATGATAGGTCTCCCAAAGCGCGTTCCATGGAATAATCCACGGCAACCAGCTCGACAGCCCTACTGAGCGAAGCGAGCGCATCGGCAACTTTCTTTTCATTGCCTCTGCTGAGGTACGGGCCGAGGTCATCGATGCCCGATCTCGCATGCAGGTGCATGTAACACCTCCTAAGCGGGTCTAGGTTTTGTCGACTGCGGTGACCAGCCGTTACCAGTCGGCTGTGGTCTGTCACACCACTAAACAATGATGGCTGACAACCATCAAGCAATTTGCCGCTGTGGCAATCCCTCGCTAAAGGCAGCGGGCTGGAAATATCCAGCATCGACCATAACGTGGTCAATCGATCACCAAAAGGTG